TTAGACTCAGCTAAAAGCTGTTTAACATCCGACCTTAGTTCATTTACATCACGCCAGATCATCATGGCTAGTATGGTAACTATGGATGGAAATAAATAAAGCTTCAAAGCACTAATTGTGCTTGAAGATTTAGATGGAGTATTCATTATCAACTAGTTATGCAGTATTTCACAAATAAAAATTAGGTTAGTATGCAAATTGCTACAATATAATATACTAAATTTTAAACAATAATTGTAAATTTAACCCCCCAAAAATTAACTAATGAACAAAAAAAAGGAATACACAGAAGAACAAACCACCGAAAGTTTCAAGAGAAGCTTTTATAGAAAATTTGGGTATACCCCTTTGATTATACTGGAAAGACCTTCAAGTAAACGACCGTCCCTCATCATGCCGCTAGATGAATTAGAGCAACACTTCAACACTTTTATAGATAAGAACATAGCTTGCAAAGGATATAGATTAAGAAGCAGACACCGGTACAGAGAGCTGGTAGACTATAGATTTATGTTTGCACACATAGCAAGGTCTATGGAATATAAGCTTACTACCATAGGCAAGTATCTTAAGAAACACCATAGCAGTGTTATCCATTATGAAAATGCTTTTAAGAATATGGTAGAAACCTCTGAGTCTTTTAAAGAAAAGTATGATGAGATATTTAATTATATAAAAACCAAAATAAAGAAAGATGACAAGCTACCAGCTGTGGTTAACACTGATGAGGCACGGTGTGAGTCCTAATCAAATCTATGTATTAGATTGTTTAAGGCACAAGGTAAAGCCTACAAGTATTGTAGATGAGTTTATAGAAATTAGAAAGTGTAGAGACTTAGGTCTTGTCACAGAAGAAGGGGTGATTACAATAGAAGGTCTATCCCTACTAGATGAATTTGAAACCTATCTTGTAAAGACAAAGAAGAAAGTAGAGACTGCTGTACTGGGAGATAAGTTTCTAGACAACATTAAGACTTATATAGAAATGTTTCCTCAAAAGAAACTACCTTCTGGCAAGTATGCTAGACAACCGGTAAAAGATATTAAAGATGCATTCACTTGGTTCTTTAAAAATTATCCGGAGTATTCCTGGATAGATGTGTTAGATGCCACACATTACTATGTATATATGGCATCACAGAAAGATTATTTATATATGATGGATAGTCTTCACTTTATATCTAAGACGGATCCTATTACTAAAAAGATTAGATCAAGCTTAGCATCAGCCTGTCTAGAAGTAAAAGACAATCCAGAACTAAACCAAAACAAGCATGAGTAATATCAGTAAAATTTTTCACAGACTTGCTTTAGGTTGTATCTTTCTACTGTTTAACTGGTTCATTATCAATAAGTTAATAGTAGAAGTTGCCTTCATCAAATACTGTTTTATAGAAGTTATCATCTTATTAAGTATGAAGTTGTACTTATTTACAACAAAGAAAGCAGACTTATGATTACACATCTAAACGGAGGTCGCCTCTATTCAGAAATGTTAGAGGAAGGTCTTAAGTATATAGAAGACAGAATGGAAGGAAGGATTAAATCTTTCAAGACACCATGGGATGGATTCAACAAAGCCGGTGTTGGAGGATTAGAATGGGGATCTCTCCTTACATTAGGTGCAAGACCTGGTTCAGGTAAGACACTGGTAGTATCCCAGATATTAAGAGAATCAAGGATACATAATCCAGATCAGGACTTTCATGTTCTAGAGTTTCAGTTTGAGATGGGTGGTAAGCAAGCTGCATCAAGAGCCTTTGCTGCAGAGACAGCACTAGACTATAATGTAGTACTAAGTACCAGCCGTTCTCTTGATAAGTTTTCTTTTGACCACATGAAGAAACATACCATGGATTTCAAAGCTTTAGAAAGACAGGGTATAATGAGAGTGGTATTAAACAAACCTCTCACCCATGTTGAGATTAAGAAAACTATATACCACTACTATGATGAGCTAGGTAAGATAACTAGACAGGGAAGCAAGCCGATGATTATTACAATAGATCATAGCTGGCTGATAAAAAAGGCAGCAGATGAGAAAGAAAAGATAGCCACTCTATATAACACTGTAGAGATGCTTATGGAATTAAAGAATGATCTTCCTATTATAGTAATCATGATCACTCAGCTCAACAGAAGCATGGAAGAACCTAGTAGAAAGACCCCAGGAACTATAGCAAACTACCCCACCAGCTCAGATATATTTGGTGGTGATGCTCTTATGCAGGGCTCAGACATGGTGATTGCTCTAAGCAGACCAGCTAAAGCAGACATAAATGTATTTGGTCCTAAAGGATATCTTGTAAAGAACGAAGACATCTTTGCTCACCTGTTAAAGGTGAGGAATGGTGCAGATGATAAGAACCTTTTGTTTATGAGAGCAGAGTTTAATAAACAAAGAATGATAGAAGTGAGTGAACCGGCAGCTTCCAACCCCAATGGAAACGGCTATGTAAGATTCTCACAACAGAGAAGACCACAACAGTCAGAAGGTCCTGATATTAGTGACATTTAAAATTTAATAACATGGATAATCAACAAGCAGCTTTTGATTTAAAAGCATGGAAGAAACAAAAGCTAGAAGCAATTAGAAGCTACCACTCTCAACTTATTAAAGACTTAGGGATATCTCCTTCCGACTTTAATATGAAGAAAGCATTCCGAGATAAGAAAGGAGTGGAGGTCGTAGGTATTTTTGACACAGAGTTTCTCAGAGAGAAAGGATTCTACTTTGAACTAATCACAAGTGATTTAGATCCAGCAGATCCAGAGAGAAAAGTTTACAGGGTTCCAATGAATCCTTCTTATAAAGATGAGTATGAAGTTAATGCTAAGCTATCTTACAATGTACCATTGGAAGAACTAAGAGTAGTTAACCCCTCCACAGTAGCAATTGGTAAGCTAGCTTCTATAACAAACTTAGAAAAATTTAAAGAAGAAAGTTCTCCTTCTGTAAAAAAAGTTGTACCTTTAGAAGATCTTCCGTATAGTGAAATGACAATCAGAGATTACATTACAATACACACCGGTAGATTAGTTAGTTTAAAGCCTTGGCTTAACGAGTTAGTAAAAACATTTAAGTAACATATGGGACAGAGCATTCTTGTAATTGCAGAATCAGGATCCGGTAAAAGTACAGCTATAGAAACGCTGGATCCAAAGGAAACATTTATTATTAACGTGGCAAACAAACCACTTCCATTCAGAGGATGGAAAAAGAAGTACACAATCTGGAGTAAGGAAAACCCTTCAGGTAATATGTACGACAAAGCCAGTGCTCAAAACATTGAAGCTTGCATCAAGTATGTAAATGAGAAGAGACCTGAGATTAAGAACCTAGTTATTGATGACTTCCAGTACATGAGTTCATTTGAATTCTTTGACAGATCAGATGAGAAGGGCTATGAGAAGTTCACTCAGATTGGTGCACACTTGGCTCGTGTAGCTAGGATGCCTAAAGATTTGAGAGAAGATCTGATGGTATTCTTTCTTACACATGCAGAAGAAGCAACAGACCTAGAAGGCAAACGTAAGTTCAAAGCCAAGACAATTGGTAAGATGGTAGATGAGAAGCTGACATTAGAAGGCTTGTTCTCTATTGTTCTCTTTGGTAAGGTGAAGAAGAACAAAGACGGAGACATCCGGTATGTCTTTGAAACATCTAACAATGGAGAGAACACATGCAAAAGTCCTAGAGGAATGTTCCCTAGCTTTGAGATTGTTAATGATCTACAGTATGTAAGAGAAGCAATTATTAATTACGAAAATTAAACTTTCATTTTTTTAAATTTAAAAACATGTTTAACACAAAAGGACAAGAAATCAAGACGGGAGGAGGAACTCCTAAATCATTACAAGCAGGTGTAGTTTATGCACACATCTTTGACGGTAGTGTACGCACTGCCAAGAGTGGAAAGAAATCTTTGGAACTAATTCTGGAAGGACCAGCATTAGAAAACTTTGAAGGATGGTCTATAGACAAAACCAATCCAGAAGGACCTAAGTTTAAAGGTCAGTCTTCTAGAGTGAGTGCCACTATTTACACTGATCAATTTAACTCTGACAGTCCAGCAAAGAATGAAATCATCTACAAGCTTTTGTTTATTGCTTCTGAACTTGGACTAAGAGATGACGCAGACAATGTACAAGCTAACACCATAGAAGAGTGGGCAACCAAGGTGATTAACATTCTTAAAGGACACAACTTATATTTCTTCCTAAAGGGAACTGAAGAAGAATATAACGGCAAAACAATTATTAAATTGTCTCTGCCTAAATATAAATTTGCTTCTGCAGATGAAAACTCTTTAGATAAGTTTGACAAGAATAACCAGTATCATTATAAAGCTTTGGCTTCTAAACCAATCTCTGGTTTTGAACCAGCTAATGATGACTTTGAAATGTAATTTTCCATGATTTAATGTTAACAATAACGGGGGATTGTTTCTACTTTCCCCCTTTTTTTATTTTTAAGTGTATGCTATATGTTTTCAACAAAGAATCTAGTGCATGATGTTAAAGATGTACCCATCACCTTCATCTTTGAACACTTCTGCAAACTAAAAGAACAGCTCACCGGTCAGGATGTAAAGATTAAATCTTTATTTAATCCAACAGAACGTACACCTAGTATGTGTATATACTTAGATGTTAAGACCGGCATATATAAATTCAAAGATTTTTCTACAGGCAAGACAGGATCTGCAATGGATATGGTTAAAGATCTATTAGGACTTCCTTTTCATAAAGCAGCTCACGTTGTGATAGAAAAGTATAATGACTTTGTACTACATAACAACGGTGGTTATGATATACAAAAGTTTCAAAGAGCTAGCAAATACAAAGTGACTAGTTACAATATGAGAAACTGGAGTACACAAGATCAATACTTCTGGACCCAGTTCAACATAGGATCTAAACTACTTGAGGCCCATATTGTAAGACCACTAGAAAGTTACTGCATGACCAAGGATGATAATGAACTCTGTATTAGAGGTCTCTATCTATATGGTTATTTCAAAGCAGATGGTAGCTTGTATAAGATATACCAACCCAAAACCCTAGACAAAAAGTTTATAAAGACAGCTGACTATATCCAGGGATGG